CCATAACGTTTTACCGAAACTTTAGCGTGAATGAGTGGCTTCATTCTTCAACACCCAAAGCACGCGCGAAACCTGAGCGAACCCGTTCTGGGTCCCAATTGATGATCTTACCTGTATCAAGATCAATATCCAAGATCAGATAATCGCCCCAATGGTAGTCTCCGGGAAAGAACGAAGGAAGATAACCTTCGTGTTCCTTAACGACTTCACCCGTATCATCAAGATACTGATAAAAGCCTTCATCACTAACCTTAACGTGAACACAAACAGTCTTGACATTAACCTCAACAGGTTCAACAGGTTTACCAATAGTAACTTTCACCGTTTATCTCCAACATCAGCAACAGTGCCATTCTTGTAGTGAATATAGCTAGGAATGCCCCAACCACCCCTGACAGGATCACCCTTACCATACATGGTAGGAGTTTCAGTGCCGTCACTATCACCCCAAACACGCGACCAACGATCACCACAGCAGGAGCAATCGCGTTCATCATCGCAGCCCTTGAAATAGATACCGATGTCCTCAGCAAGCATATTTGCTTCATCAGCCGAATCTGCTTCAACGACTACGGCAAAACCAATACCGAGCGATGAAATGTGCATAAAGTGGCCACCAGAGTTGTTTTGATTAAAAGTATAAAACATAACGAATCAACCTTTCTCACTGTCTATATTTTCATCATAACAGATTCGCGATAAATGTCAATCAGAAATATGGTATTGAATCTCTAGATAGAACTGATTGTACTTTGCCATACGAGCAATGTCCTTTTCGCTGATGCCCTTGAGCCTGCGAATGTCGGTGTTGTGGCGAAGATCAGCAAGCTTCACTCGCATAGCATCTTCGTTATTAAACACAGCTTCCTTATATTCTTCATAAGATTGACCAGGCATCTTAGTCAAAGCTTTTACAGCATCGATGATTCGCTGAGTGCAACCAATCTCTTTCAGATCATTCCAGGTTGTCTTGGTATCTTCAATGACATCATGAAGCAAAGCAATGCACTGTAGTTCTTCATCAGTGGTCTCCAGGTAATGCATCACCTTCAATGGATGCAGAATATAAGGTGTGCCACCACGATCAAACTGGCCATTGTGTGCGTTGGTCGCTAGAACGAGAACTTTGCCTAGCATTTCGCCCTTTTTCATAATCTTTCCTTTCACTGTCTATATCATCATATTACACGATTCGCATAAAATGTCAAGCATAAATCTCTAGACATTTGACGGTGAATCTGATATAAATAGTGAAGTAAAAACAGATAGGTAACAGCATGGCAATACATCTTTATGTGAAAAAATGCACACACTGCGAACTGAGATATTTCGGTAAAACAATGGGATCCGATCCCATATCATATACGGGTTCTGGAATCTACTGGAAAGATCATCTAAAAAAACACAATTCTAAACAAGAAACGTTAGAGTTGTTCTCGTTTTATGACGAGGAAGAAGCTAGAGATTTTGCAATCAAGTTTTCCGAAGATAATAATATAGTAGAATCTAAAGAATGGGCCAATCTGATCGTAGAGAATATAAGCGGCGGCAGAATATCAGGATGGCAACACACCGAAGAGACCAGGCAGAAGATGAGGAAGCCTAAATCTAATAGCGCAAAAATGGGCAAATACGAGCGTACTCAGGAATGGAAAGATAATAAATCTAAAATCCTACTTGATAAAGAGCCCTGGAATAAAGGAAAAACTGGAGTGTATTCGGAAGCTACTCTATGCGCGTTTAGGGAAAATGCAAGAAATAGGGGTGATGTTTGGAAAGAAAAACAGTCTATCGCACAAAAATCTAGACCAAAAGAATTGATGAAGGAAGCAGGAAGAAAAAGCGGATTAGCGCGAACTGGAATCAAACGAGGTCCATACAAAAAGAAAGATGTTTTATGACAAATCCAACTCAACCTGTATCAATCGACTTTCTCAGCCCGCTTGGATATAAGTTTAATCTCACCAAGAATCCAAATGTTGACTACTTTGCCCAAAGCTTTGATTTTCCTCGCATCAGTCTAAGCACTAGCAGAAATCAACAGACACCTTTCGGTAAGATACAGTTGCCAGGTACTCCATTGACGTTTGATACATTCTCGTTGACATTCAAGATCGATGAAGACATGTACAACTACTTTGAAATCTATGACTGGATGACTGGTATTGGTACTCCAGAGAGTTTTAATCAGTATGCAGCATTGAATGCACAACCAAACGGTTTCGGTGTTCTGGTAGACGCGGACTTGATTGTATTGAATGGTACAATGAATCCAAATCTTAAGATCACATTTAGTGATGTCAACCCCATTTCACTGTCGGGTTTCAGATTTGATTCCACTGAAACTGATGTAAACTACGTTACGGCTACAGCAGAGTTTTCATATCGCGAGTACACATACACCAGACTATAATGACTGATACCTAAGTCATAAAGTGTGTTTACGACTGATACCTAAGCCATTTGTAATAAGGAAGTGAAATGAAGCTTGAAGAAATCTATGACCTCTGGGCAGAAGACTCAGAGATTGATACCACTGCGATTGATCAGGTTGCAGTAAATATCCCAAAACTACATCATAAATACTACAAGGTATTCTCAAACGAACGACTACAGCTTCGGAAGTTAGAAGCAGATTATAAGCAGTTGTATCACCTGAAGTTTGAATACTTCATGGGTACACTAGACCGAGAAACACTGGAAGAAAGTGGATGGAAACCAAATCCTCGCGCCATTCTTAAGTCTGATATTCCGATGCATATCGATTCAGATCAAGACATTATCAACTTAACACTTAAGATTTCATATCAAAAAGAAAAGACCGCATTGCTTGAGTCGATCATCAAGAACGTCACAGAGCGTGGGTTCATAGTTCGCAACTATATTGAGTGGCAGAGATTTAAAAACGGAAACTAATGACAGACACATTATACATCACAAAGGTAAACGAGGTACACATCAGAGTAGACTGTGAAAGCGGTCTAGCTATGGAGTTGTCAGAATACTTTACGTTCATGGTACCAAATGCCAAGTTTCATCCTCTAGTCAGACAAAGACTATGGGACGGCAAGATTCGTTTGTTCAATGTGATGACAAAGACCGTCTATGCAGGATTGTTTCAAAACGTTCTAGCATTCGCTCGTAATCGTGGATATGATGTCCAGTTTAGTGATGAGTTTAACGAAACACCATTTTCACTAAGGGAAGCTGAAGATTTTGCTCAATCCTTAAACCTCCCGTTCGCACCACGCGATTACCAGTTAGCTGCACTGGCACATGCAGTACGTAAGACAAGATCGCTCCTACTGTCTCCTACCGCTTCTGGTAAGTCATTGATCATTTATATGATCGCACAGTATTACGCTAAAAAAACTCTAATCATTGTACCAACTATTTCTTTGGTTCATCAGTTAGCAGATGATTTTAAGTCTTATGGCTATGATGAACTAGTACACAAGATCACTGCTGGTGCTGATAAGAAGACTAATGCTATGTTTACTATTTCAACATGGCAGTCAATCTATAAGCAACCAAAGTCTTGGTTCTCACAGTATGATGTGGTAATGGGTGATGAATGTCATCTTTTCAAAGCTAAATCTCTTACTGCAATCATGGACAATCTTGTCAACTGCAAACATCGGTTTGGTTTCACTGGTACACTAGACGGCATTGAAACGAATAAGCTGGTACTAGAAGGGCTATTTGGTACAGCAAAGCGTGTTGCATCAACGGCTGATCTAATAGAACAGAAGCATTTGGCCGAACTGAAGATTAAGATACTTGTCTTAAAGTACGCAGAAGAAGTTCGTAAAGTCAACAAAGACAATGACTACAAACAGGAAATGGATTTCATTGTTGGCAATCAAGCACGTAACAAGTTTGTTAAGAACCTTGCTCTATCTCTAAAAGGTAATACTCTACTTCTTTTTCAATACGTGGAGAAGCACGGCAAAGACTTGTATAAAGCAATCAATGATGCTGCTGGCGATAGACCTATACATTTCATCTATGGCGGTGTTGACGGTGACGTTCGCGAAGAAATACGTAAACTGGTAGAGACACAGACAAACACCGTGATATCATTACACTTTGATGACTTCATTCTCAAAATAAAAGATGGCCAAAACGTACCTCTAATGGATGGTACAACGAAAAAAATTGACAACATTACAGAAAATGATGATGTTGACACCAGTAAATGTATAAGTAATATACAGGCGTCAACATTGATAGGCAAAGTTATATGGACTACACGAGAATCTACGGAGAGTTAGTACAACGTGGAAAGACTAGATGCATCAATGTAGATGATTATTATGAAAAACACCACATTGTTCCTAAATGTTTAGGTGGCACTGATGATTCCAGCAATCTTGTGAAGCTAACACCAGAAGAACACTATGTTGCCCATCAGCTTTTGATAAAAATGCACCCAAATAATCCTAAGCTGATATATGCGACAACAATGCTAATGTATCATAATAGTGATAGACGTTTGTGTAATAAAGAGTATGGATGGATCAAAAGATTGCACAGCAAAAATCTTAGTGTATTTTTTAGAGAACAATGGAAGAATCTAACACCAGAAGAATATAACGTTAGAGTGCAGAATATGAGTTGGTCGGAAGAGAGACATAAGCAACACACAGAATATATGAAAAACCGATACTCAGACGAAGTTTTTTATAGTAGATTTGTCACAACCATGTCGGAAGTGAATGGTGATATAGATAAGAGACAAGACGCTAGCTATAAGTTGAAAGAAAAATGGAAAGATCCTGAATATCTAGAAAAAATGAAAAATAGACCAAAAAGAGGTTCTGACGGTAGCAAACTAAAAGAGCGTTGGAAAGATCCTGCATTCAAAGCAATGATGCTAGAGAGAAGAAAGAATAAGAAAAATGAAACCAAATAAAGTGGGACAGGAGGTTGAACATGGCGCGATTATCGTAGCCAGTTCTGGTACGTTTCTCCACGGGTGTTAACATCAAGAACATTCACAATATCATCTTTGCATCACCAGGCAAGTCCAAGATCAAAACACTTCAGTCTATTGGTCGAGGGTTAAGAAAGTCAAACATAAAAGATTCTGTTACTCTTTTTGATATAGCAGATGACCTTTCATGGAAGTCCAAACAGAACTATACTATGCAACATCTCAAAGAGAGAAAGAAGATTTATGAAGAAGAAGAGTTTGCTTTCAAGATTTATGACATCGACATCTAAAGAACCTGTTCCAACACACATTCTATTAAAGTTGGTAACAGGAGAGTTGGTAATGTCTAGGTTCGATACTGAGACTGAAACTGGATATGTTGTTGAGTATCCAATGGTCGCGAATCGCTATTACGAAGAAGACACTGGTAAGTTTCAAGCTTATCTTACCTCATTGAATCCTTTCGATGATGTCAATATTCTCTTTACTTTAGATAAGAAACATGTTATATTCGTATCTAATCTAGAGCAAGAAGTAGTTACATTCTATGAGAAGAATGTATCAATGAGATATCAATCTGAAGATGATGATCAATCTCTAATACCACTAAGTTCTAGTATTCATTAAAGCACATTGCTTATTATATACAAGCTGTGGAAAAAGTCAAGAGAAAAAGGAATATATTATGGCACGACCTAAAGATACCAGCAGGCATTATGTTGACAACAAATCATTCTACAATGCACTGATTGATTATCGTAAGAAAAAGCAAGATGCGCTAGAAGCAGGGTTACCAGCACCAAGAATCCCTGAGTATATTGGTGTATGTATCTTCAAGATCGCAACTAAGCTAGCCACCAAGGGCAACTTTGTCAACTATTCTTATAAAGAAGAAATGATTTCAGATGGCATTGAAAACTGCATCAGCTACATGCACAACTTCAATCCAGACAAGTCGAACAATCCCTTCGCATACTTTACTCGTATCATATATAATGCCTACGTCCTTCGTATTCAGAAAGAGAAGAAGCAAACGTACATTAAGTATAAGGCCTTTGAGAATGCGGTGTTAGTCGGTGCTGCTACAGAGTATGGAGATTCGGATAATCCTAACTCTACAGAAATGAACAACACTGATAACATGACCAGCTTTGTGTCTGATTATGAAAAGAAAATAGCAGAACGTAAAGCTGAGACCGCAGAGAAAAAGCCAAAGGTGAAAAAAGGTATTGACAAGTTCATAGAAAGTGACTAAGATGAAGACAGACAAAAATAACATTCCCGCAGGCGTAGAAGCCGTTGTGAAGAACCTGTTTGATCGAACGAACAATGTTTATATTCGTGACAACTACAAGCGCACCTTGATGAATATCAGAGACTACTGCGATGATGCGGTAAAGTTCTATGACAAGAAACAAGCACAAGAAGAGTTGGCAAAGCCAAAGAAACGAAAGATTGTATAAGATGGCAAACTGGTTTTATCTTGCGGGTAGTGTAATGTTTGCTATAGGTACAATCATAAATATGTGGAAGTGAGTGTATGACATTTGAACATTGGTTAAATGAAGCTGAATGCTTCTCTATTCGTGAAGATAGATTGGATGATGATTTTTCGATGCTAGATCAAAAAGACTACAACAAACTTAGGGCTTGGTTGAAAGCAGCTTGGTTTGTTGGTCATGAACATGCGCTATCGACATATCTAGATGATGGAAAGTAATACATGAAGTTTGCTATTATTACCGATCAGCATTTTGGTGTACGCGGTGACAGTGTTGTGTTCCATGACATGATGGAGAAGTTCTATTCTGAGTTCTTCTTTCCATACCTCAAGGAACACGACATCAATCTTATTCTAGACACTGGTGATACATTAGACCGTCGGAAGTACATTAGTTTCTATACATTGTCACGCGCTCGTTCATACTGGTTTGATAAGATCCGTGATAATAATATGTCTCTGATTACGCTAGTTGGAAACCATGTAATCCCCTACAAGAACACTCTGGAGATGAATGCTCTAGACCTTCTGCTATCAGACTATGACAACATCAAAGTCATCTCCAAACCCGCGGAGATTGAACTAGGCAGCATGAAGACGCTGCTGCTTCCTTGGATCTGCGAAGACAATCAGAAGCAAACAATGGATCTGATTAAATCGACTGATGCACAGGTTGCATTTGGTCACCTAGAACTTGGTGGTTTCTCCATGTACAAAGGTGATACTGGTCATGAAGGTATGGATTCCAGCGTCTTTCAGAAGTTTGACTTTGTTGGCTCTGGTCACTTTCATCACCGCTCAACTAAAGGCAATATAACATACTTTGGTTGCCCATATGAGATGACTTGGAGCGATTATAACGATCCTAAGGGTTTCCATATCTTTGATACAGAAACGCGCACAGCGACCTTTGTGGAGAATCCATTCCGCATGTTCTACAAGTTTGTCTATGATGATTCGAATGCAAAACTGACAGACTTTACAGACATTGACTATAGCCCATACAGAAACACATACGTAAAAGTGATCGTCAAGAACAAGAACAATCCCTATTGGTTTGATATGTTCATTGATACGATGGAGAAATCTAGCCCAGCAAACATCCAGGTTGTTGATGATAACTTGAATCTCAACCTTGAAACCGATGAAGATATTGTGGATGAAGCAGAAGACACATTGACTATTTTGCGGAAATACACAGACAATCTTGAACTGGATGTGGACAAGAAATCTCTTGACAATCTGATACGTTCCTTGTATGATGAAGCCATGAGCATCGATTGAGGTAATATGATTCTATTCAAAGTAGTACGTTGGAGGAACCTGCTTTCAACGGGCAATACCTTTACAGAAGTCAAACTAAATGAAGCCGCATCAACTCTGATTGTCGGTGAAAATGGCGCTGGTAAGTCCACCTTTATCGAAGCGATTTCGTTTGCTCTTTATGGTAAACCCTTTCGCAAGATCAATAAGCCACAACTCTTGAATGCGATCAACGGCAAGAACTTGCTTGTTGAAATCGAGTTCGCTATTGGTAAGAAAGAGTATCTGGTTCGACGTGGCATCAAGCCAAACGTCTTTGAAATCTTTGTTGATGGTTCTCTACTGAATCAAGAAGCCAAGTCTGGTGACTATCAGGACGTTCTGGAGAAGAATATCCTGAAGCTGTCTCATAAGTCATTCTCACAGATCATCACGCTCGGTGCTTCTACCTTTGTTCCTTTCATGCAGTTGCCAGCACAAGCTAGACGTGACTTCATTGAAGACCTTCTGGATATCCAGATTTTCTCAACGATGAACAATCTACTGAAGACACGTATTCAAGACAACAAAGATGCACTAAAGGATGCCAACACACAACTGGCTCTTTGTGAACAAAAGATTGATTTGAATAAGAAGCATATCGAATCACTTCGGCAAAACAATGAAGACTTGATCGACATCAAGCACGGCAAGATTTACGAACATAAAACTCTGATCGAGACTGCA